GTGCAAAGAGTACACGACTAACAAGACGGGATTATGCAGTGTATAAGAATATAATATATATGTGAGATTGAATAAATAATTATGCTAGTTGGGATTGAACAACATACACAGAATATTGAACACAGCCTAAGTGTAGATATATAAGTTATTTGCAAGATAGGATATTCTGTGCTTGAGATGACAGTACGCCTAATACATTATATTATACTTGAGCAGCACCAGCAAACGCACAGACTATCAACAGTAATTTAGTTGTTGTTGGTTGAGATGAAAATTGACAAATAAATTGATTAAGTGAATTAAATAATATTATACTAGCTTTCAAGAGTTATAATATCTATTCAATAGATGTAACAAATACAATAGCAAAAACAATTAATGCGAAAGAGTGATGATATTGTAACAGATCTATTCATTGAGTATGAAACAGCATAGTATATAGCTCAGCAAACAGTATAGACACTTTGAAAAGTAAGATATATACAGGTTGAACAAGCCTTGAGTCTGATCCTTTGAGTGATGACGTAAAAAGTTTATTAGAAGATATAAACGAATTTCAATATAATAGTTGAGCTTGATTTTATGATGATAAGAATAAAAACTATTTCTTCTCTTTTGATACTAATTGAGATAATGTTCCGGATACAACGCTTGTATATAGTAGTTTAGTTTGAGCTTGGAGTAAATGGAATTTACCTAATCTATACACATTCTGAAAATATATAACAGGTGCATGAGTAGTATATAGAATGTTCAACTCTTGAGGTCAGATGTATAAGATGTACAGTTGATTAACTGATAATGGTGCAACTATACCTTATGAATTAGAAACAAAGAAGTTTGACTTTGGAACACCTTGACTATTTAAGACTTATGATTATGTTGATATAGTAGGACATAAAGCAGAGTGAACAAATATTACAGTAAAGATAAAGGTAGAAAGCGAAGTAGTAACAGAAGGAACAATAGATGATGACAATATAACTATAACTTCAGATTATAAAGTAATAAGCATACAACCAATTAGCGAAGACGCTTTAACTAGCAATAGCGACAGTGATACTGATGTAAAGATGTATAGATATATAGTAAGAATACCTTTCTTTGCAACAGGCGAAAATATAAGTATAAATATGAGTAGTAATTGATGACAACGAATTTTGGAAAAAATGAGAGTAAGTGTAGAACAAGAAGAAATAGATGTATTTGAAACAGATAATATTTTATAAATAAAATTAATTAAATGACAGACTTAGTAACTATTCCACTTATTGATTGATACGAAAGCACTCTAGCACAATCACGAAATGGTGGAACTGGTACAATGTATTTGAATGCAGTACCAAGTATAACAATTCCTAGTGGTCAGACTTTTTATGTAACTGTAAATCCTTGAAAAAACACACAGCAAGTTGCAGAGGTTTCAGCTATAGATTGAAGTGCAAAGACATTGACTATAAGTAATGTGACAATAGAGAAAGGTGCTTGATTGAATTATAGTGCAGTTACACACGCCGTTTGAAGTACTGTTATTGTTTCAGATAACTATGAAACACGAAAAGATATAAAGACTGTAACTGATAGCAAACTAAATGCTTGAAACTTCACTGTAAGTTGAAGCACAATAACAGCGACTGGAGATATGACATTTGATGATGATAACAACCCCGCAATAACCCTAAGCACTCTTGCAAGTTGAAGTGGTGCAGATACAAAGGTATCAATAACAGCAAGCGACACTACTACAAAAGTATTAAACAGTAAATTAACGGATTGAGATTGATTAAGCAAAACTGTTTGAGATCCTTGAGGAGATGAAACACTAGACTTTAATATAGATACAACAGATACAAATGTATTTGTTAAATCTTCAAGTGGTGCATGAGATGAGAACAAAGCACCAATTCTAGATAGTTCTTGAAAATTAGCAAGTAGTTTCCTAAATTGACAATATCAAAGTGCAAGCGAAACAATAGAATGAGTAGTAGAAAGGGCAACAGACGCAGAGGTTACAACTTGAACAGATACTACAAGATATATGAGTGTTAAGCAAGTTGTTGATAAAATATGAAGGACAGTAATAGTAAACGGTGTTACAGATACTTTTTGATGAGCAGCAACAAGCTGAACAACAACTATAGCGATGTGAACATCAAATTTTACTACACTTAGGATGTGAGTATGATTAACACGATCGAATGCAAGTTGACCAAGTTATGCTTGATTATCTGTATATTGAGATATTATTGTATGAAATACATTAGAAATACAGCAACTTATGTATAGTGAGTGACATTGAAGTGCTACAGCAAGTGATTATTTTGTTACAAATTTAGATACTATAGATTTACAAACTAGTAAAGTTACAAGCCTTTCATATACATCAGGTCACACATGAGCAATAACAAAAATATATAAAGATTGAACTAATTTAAAAATAGATTGGACTTGTGATTCAGTCTATAATTGAAGATATGTTACTGTTACATCAATAGAAATAATAAAATAAATTTATCTATTCATAAAATCTAATGGCAAGAAGAAAAAGTGCGTTATGATATTTCAAAAGCCTATCACCTGAGCTTCAAGCGAAAGCAAGAAGTAAATATTGAAGTACATCACAATTCAAGAAAAAAATATGAAACCCAATAATAGGTGCAATGTGAAAAATAAAGAAAAGATCATACACTCCAATTGATATGAATGTTTGAGAAAATACTTGAAACATTGTTTGACCTTATTGATTTAACAAAAAACAACAAACACCGAACATTGTAAGTAACACACCAACACCACAAGGCACATACACACCACAAGGGACAACAAATAGGGCTAGTCCTACAGTGGCAACAGTAGATAACCCACTTATTAACCAAACATTTAATAAATCTTGATTAGATTACGATCCAAACAATCCACAAGACTATATTTTTAAGATGAATGCAAAAATATGAATATGAGAGAAACCAACACAAGATGAATTATATAATTTTCAGAAAGCACAATTTGATCTAAATAAAATAAATACACAAAGTCAAACAGGTATGGAAGATCCATACCAAAAATATATAGCAGAAGAACAAGCTAAACTACAAGCACAACAAGAAGCAAGAAAAATAGACAATGAGAAATTGATGGACACAAGGAAAAAAGAACTAGAAGCGAGGTATAATATACTTAGACAAGAACAAACAGATGCTTGAGCAAGGGAAAGAGATGTAGCACAATCAAGCACAAGTTTTTCATGATTTGGTAGAAGTACATTTAACGCAGATCAACAAGTAGATATACAAAAAAGAACGGATAAGGCTTTGAGTATGCTAAATGCACAACAAGATGCAGAACTACAAGCGTACAAGATGCAGTTAGAAGGTGCAAGTAGTGAAGATATGAAGTGAATAAATGATCAAATAGCTAAATATAGAGAACTTTCAGCACAATTCAAAGCTGATGCTATAAAGAATGCGTCAGAGATGAGTAAACAAGCATGAGTAGATTATATGCAAACACTTAATAATCTGATGGAAACAGCAAGTAAGAGTTGAATAAAATACAATGCTAAACAAATAGAACAACAAGCATTAGCTATGCAATGAATGTCAGAAGAACAAAAACAAGAATACTTACAAAATCTAGATCCTGATACTCAACTATTATTGCAAGGATTAAGCGAAGCGACAAGAGAAACAGAAGCGGACTTTACTCCAAAGATGCAAAAGATATGAAAGAATAGTTATGGGTATCGAGATCCCAAACAAAAGAAATTTGTAAATGCTTGAGGTGGAAGTTATGGAGGTTGAGGTTATGTATGATGATGAGGTGGATGAGGTTGAGGTAGTAGTTATCATTCTGCATGAGCTTGAAAAGAATGAGTAGGTGGTGTCACTATACCGTCTTGATATTCTGATAAATATAGCGAGTCTATGTTACCAGTATATACTGCGTTTATAGAATGAACTAGGACACCGACACAATCCCAAATAAAAGCTTTATGAGGTTTTGACAATTTTGTAAAAGATGCTAATAGGGCTTACCTAGATAATCAAAATAAACTGTTAGCTTCACAATGAATGCAGTTAACAGACCCTAATTTTTATGTTTCAATGAGTAAAGATGATAGGAAACAATTTAAAAAAGATAGTAAAAATATAAGAAATGCTACAAGAAAAATTGATGAAATAATAAACTTTGTAAATGAAAACTGAATACCAACAAATACTCGAATATGAAAATGAAAGATACTTACACAAAAAATAAGAGATTTACAATTAGCATTGAAATGAGAATGAGCGTATGAATTGTGAGTACTAGCTTGACCCGATTTAGATTTATTAGAAAGCATAATACCCACACCTGATACAATAAATAAAATATGAGGTGCAAAGCAATTTAATGATCAATTGTTAGAAGCAAAGAAGATGTTTACAAATCAAATAAATACAGCTAATGCTTGATATTGAGTAAAATTTGCTCCAAAATCACACATAAAACAAAAAACAGTATGAGATACAGTTGATAGTACAAAGTGATTAGCAGATTGAACAATTGTAGAAGAAAATGGTATAGAATATGTTATAAAAAATTGAAAACCTGTAAGAAAAAATAAACCAAAACCAAATGTAACACAATCATTTTGAAATCCAATGATAAATTCTATAATGTGATGATTTAATTCTTGAATAAAATAAAAATGGTATTTACAATTAAAAGTATCCCACCACAACAAGAAAAGAGAAATATTTGAATGTGATTAAGAGCATGATTATGAGCATGAGCTTTATGAGGGGCTTATGCACTTGGAAAATGACTAGAAACTATTTGAAAAGCTACATACTGAGTTACATTGAGTCCTACAATGAAAGAAGCAAGAAATATACAATCTTATAATGCGTGAACATCAAGTTATAAACCGGTTACAGCGATTGATAGTGCATTAGAAGCCCCAATGTTTCAGAAGTGAGGTAGAACACTATCAAGCAAAATGTGAATGATGTGAACTAGGGCTTGAATAGGTACACAAGCAGAAGCAAGAGCCTGAAATATTTTTAAAAAAACTATTAATCCTTTATTTAAAAAAGCAGAGAAAGAATGAGTAAAAATAAACTATTCTAAATTACTAGAAAAAATAAAAAAGAATGTTGTATGAAACAAAAAGTATTCAGAAACAGACAAGAAACAAATATTAGATGATATAAAAAAGATATATAAAAATTTCCAATGAGAAACATCTTTAAAAAATCTTGATCTTGAGAAGCAATGATTAGCAAATAAATTGCCTAAGAAATATTTTTCATCTATCAAAACACCTCAATCATTACAAAATGCGAGATGAGAAGTAGCAAAAGTATTTAGAGAAACTTTACATGATACAATGAAGAGTAAGTTTTGAGTAAACACAGCTAGTAAATATAGAGATTATGCAAATCTAAAATGACTATCATGAATATGACCAAAAAGTCTATCACAATCATGAAGAAAGGGGGGTGCGTGATCTTTTGTTTCGCGGTTGTGAGAGGAATTAGCTACACCAGTAACGACTACAGTGTGAAAGACAACGTACAAAATATGAAAGTGAATGCAAAAACCATTGAAAAGTATAATAAAAGCTTGAGAATATATATGAAAGAACGCGCCAAAATATATATGAAAATGAATAAAATGATTTATAAAATGATGAAAAATATTATGAGCATTATGAGATTGAGCTATAATACCTTGAACGCCGTCAAGTTTAGTTAGTAAAGCGTTATTTGACACTGATAGATTTATATTTAAAAAATGACCTTTCAAATGATATAGTGTTTGAAAAGAAGATAGCAAAAAGATATGAAATAAAACATTATATAAAACACCTATTGGACGGATGTCAGAAGATTGACAATTATTTATGTAATAACCTATTTACAATATGTTTAATGCTTTAATGCAATTATTTATTTTAATAGCTTCAATAAAACTAATATTATATATACTATAATTTTATTATTTAAGAACAAGGCTTATGACCACTCTTAAAGATCAAGCAAGAAAAGAACTTGCAATAAGAACCTTAGAGAAAAGATACGAGAAACAAAGAAACAGCTTACTTGAGTTTATGAAGTTCTACCGAGAAAGAGAAAAAAAAAGACAGCTTGATATAAACCGACATATTGAAGAAATATGTAAGAAGCTAGAAGCTGTGTATATGTGAGATATTAAAAGGCTTATGATAAATATACCTCCAAGATCGTTAAAAACAGAACTAATATCAAAAGCTTTCCCAGTGTGGTGGATGTGAAATGATCCTACAGTACAATTTATGTGAATTTCTTATTCACATAGCCTAGCAGAAAGTAATAGTATGTGAGCAAGGGATATATATGAAAGCGAAACATACAAGCTAGTTTTCCCTAGAAAAAGTATAATAAGCGAAGATCAGAATACAAAAAAATACTGGACTACAAAAGATTGAGGGCAATACTACGCTTCTTGAAGTTCTTGAAGTATTACTTGAGTAGGTGCAACTTGTATTGCTATTGATGACCCGTTGAAGCCTAACGAAGCGGAAAGCGATATAATAAGACCTTGAGTAAATAATAACTATCATAACACAATTAAATCAAGACTAAACGACAGGAGAGAATGAAGTATAATAATAGTGATGCAAAGATTACACGATGATGATCTTTGTTGACATCTGTTGGAACTAGAAGATCAGGGGCTATGAGATAAACGAGATAAGCTAATAATACCGGCAATATGAATAGAAGACACAAGCCATTATAAAATAGGGGAGTCTTTTTTTGAGAAAAGATTCCCTGTAAAAATGCTTAAGGTTATGAAGCAAGAAACACCAGTTACATTCTCTACACAATATCAACAAGATCCAGTTAATAAAGAAACACAAGAGTTTCACGAAGAACGGTTCAGATATTATACAAGAGATCAGTTGCCAAAAAAACTAAGAATATTCACTGCTTGTGATCCAGCTTTTAGTAAGAAACAATCAGCAGACAATACAGCTATAATTACTTGAGGTTTTGATTGAATGGATTTGTATATATTAGAGATGAGTGTTGATAAATATGATCCAGCTGAACTAATAGATAAACTTATTTATCATTATTTAAAACGGAAACCCGAGAAAATATGAGTTGAAGCGTTCCAGGCTCAACAAATAATAGGATTTAACCTCAAAGCAGAACTACAAAGAAGATGACATAGTGTAAACATAGAGGATTTAAGACAAACGGGTGATAAAGAAACAAAGATAAGAAAACTAATCCCATTATACAGAAATTGACACATATATCATACATTGGATTTACAAGGTTTAGAAATGGAATTAAAGAGGTTTCCGAGAGGTAGACACGATGATCAAGCAGATGTCTTGCAAATGATATATAGTATGTATGAGGCTATGCCAAATGCTAGACCGTATAAATGAAAAATAGAAATAAAGTATGATGAATATTGACGTCCAATAATGGTTGATGAATGATTTGATATATACACTTGAAATTAGACAAATAATAAATACTATGTTATAAAAAGGTTACAACAATTTCATTTCATAAAATGGAGTATGATAAAAGTAAGAGCAAATAATGTAAAGCAAATAGAAGCAATCACTTATGTGAATGCGACTTATGAACAATACAAAGAATTACTACAGAAAAGACACAACGAATTACTAGAAATATATAAAGAGAAAACAAGTTTTACACAACCTAAAAAGGCTGATTGGAGTACAACTTTCAAAGTAAATAAGATGTATGAGATCAGTAATAAAACACTACCTAGAATAATAAGCAAAAACCCTAAACGATTAGTAAGCAGTAAAGTTGATTTATTGAGATGAGTAACAGAAGTAGAAGACGGCAAACAGTGAGGAGAGCTAGAGAAATTGAACGAATATACTCAGGCAGTGTCTGATTATTTAACAACTGTTTTTGACAAATATAACCTTATAGAACCTACCAGGATACGAGCAAAAAATATGGTAGATTATGGGGTATGATTTGCAAAGATTAAATTCAAATATGACATAAGTAGGGCAAGTAAAGTAACTAACAAAGAAGAAATATATATTGATGAAAACGGAGAAGAACAAGTAGAAGTAATAAATAAAGAAGTAGAAGAAAAAGTAAGTTGAGAATATCCTACAATTGAAGTAGTTAATCGAACTGATATATTCTATGATCCTAGAATTAAATTGTTTAAAGATATACCAGCCGTTATTGAAGAAGTAAACAATGTTAGATTTGTAGACATAAAAAGGAACAAGAAGGATTATATAAATATAGATAAATTAGAACTAATAAACTGATTAAAACCATATAGCGAAGACTCAACAGGATATAAACAAGCTATATTCTCTATTACTTGAATGACATCAAGCAAAGACTGATGAATTGATATGAAAAGCTTGAATATAAAATACTACTATGGGTTATATGATATAAAATGAAATGGAGATGAAAGATTATATAAGATCTGAATAGTAGAATGAATATTGTGTATTTGTTTTAATGAAATAACTCAAATACCTTTTGAGCAAATAAGATGTTTTGAGGATACAGATACTAATATTTCACGAGGTTTTCTTGAACCTATTATGTGACTACAAAAGGAATTGAACTTTAAAAAAAACAGTACAAGCGAATACATAAATCACGCATTAAACAGATCTTGGGTACGAAGTCCTAATAGTTGAATAAATCCAAAGACGCTAATAAGTAAACCTAACAACATAATCCCAACAACAAAAAATGTAGAAGAAGCTATGAGCAATTTACAAGAGTTACCAAATAGAGATATAAACCCCAGTTACTTCCAGGAACAAAATGATTTTGAAAGACAAATACAAGGGTTATCTTTTACAGTAGACACTAGTAATCAAAGAAACGCACAGGCTTTAACTAATACAGCAACCGGGGCAAGAATAAAGTTCTACGAAAGCAATGTTGTATTAGATCAAATAAGAAGACAGTTTGAAGCTTGACTTGTTAGACTAGCTTATAAACTATTAAATGAAACATTTGAAAATATGGATAATAATATAGTAATAAGTAAATTGTGAGATACTGGTTTTTGGGAGATGAACAAAGAATTGATAAGAGATGCGGTGAGTAAATATGAAATCAAGATTGAAAGTTGATCTAGTTCATTGACTAGTATAGAAGATAGGAGAGAAGAAGCATTAAGTAAATATAATCTATGACTTCAAGCAATGCAGTCTTGAGTACCTGTAGATATGGAGAAGTTGTTTATCGCTTCTCTTGATACATTTGAGAACACAGATTGAAAAGATTATATCAAACAACAACCTATACAAGGTATGTGATGAATGTGAGGTTGAGGACAACTTGAACAACCAATACAAGCTCCTGAATGACCAGCACAGCTAACAAAGAATGTAGCACAATGAAACATACAAGGGCTTTAATATTATAATATAACTATGAACATAATAGACATTATAAAAGAGCAAAAATCTAAAACTAAGTATAGAAACAATAAAGAAGAAGCACGAGATTATTTTAAGAAACAAAAAGACTCAATTATATCAATAAATAAAACAAGTTGATTCAAAGAGATAGTAGAATATCGAGAAAGGGAAGTAATAACAGCACAAGACAGATTAAGAACTATGAAAGGTGATGATATAAAGAAAGTTCAATGAGAGCTAAACATATGAATAAGGTTCTTGGAATTCATAGAGAATATATTGAATACAGACATGAAAGATCTTTAGAAGCTTTAAATTATAATTTAAAATATTATGGAACAACCTAATAACAATGGGACTCCTAAC